GTCCAGGATCGGTGACTCTGTTTTAACTTCTTTCTCATATTATAAAGAAATCGTTGTAATGATCTATCTCGTTGTAAATTATTGGCAAGTGAAGACATTTCATTGAACTGGTCACAAGCAGAAAATGTAGCTAAATCCTTATCGGATTCAGTTAGTTTTTTGCAAGGGTCATCAGATGATCTCTCATCTTGAAGAACCCGTGACTGTCCTCGAACTAAACCAGAATTTAAAGTAAATAATTCTTCGACATAGTGAACCTTATTGAGATTTTTATCGATTGAAATTATAGTATTATTATATAATTTCCGTTTTCGATACACCCCGCGATAAATTAGACAGGGTCGAGAATTCATCATTAAAAAAGATGATGAAACATAATTCTTACCTTGAGAACGGTTAAGACCTGCCTCGCGGCAAATCTGTACCCATATGTCATAGGTTGACATCGAGTCAAAACCGAATAAATTGTCATCGCCATTAATCATAGGTCGATGATAATCATTAAATTCGTCCCAAGTAAGCTCGGTACCCTTTCGTGCCCATATATACTCGAATTCACAAGCCACCCATGTACAGGCAGCATTTAGAATACATAGAATCAGAAAAGAAAATGGAGATCCCATTAACTGACCATTCGTTTGGAATAGTTCTGTTCCGTCGTCATAAGTTATTCTGTGATTTTTCATCGAGAGTTGTAATGCTCGAGCATGATACTCAAATCCTTTTCTAACTAAAAATTTACATATATAGCTAGTTAATTTTCTTTGTAATTCTGGCTCAATACTATCCGTAGCAGCTTCAAAGTCACCCATATTAAAATAAGGACGAAAAGAATCCTTTAAACGAATAGTTACAATAGAGCTATCCCATACTTTTCCTATTAATTGAAAAATAGGAATATTTCTCATTATGGAATGGAAGGGTTTTTGTACCTCCCTAACCATATGATAGGTATAACCTCTACCAACCGTTATAGGACGAACCTTAAAAGGTTCTAAAACCCTTTTCATGGTACAGTCGAGATTATCTAACATAAGAAATTCTTCATTAGCTTTAAATCTAATAAAGTCTCTCTTAAACTCTTCAAGATCAAGAAGAGATTTAGCATAAAGAGAAATAGGTATAGGATCCCAGAATATTTTAATTTTATTTTTATTTTTATCTAATATAGTTTCGACTTTAGGAATAGCCATCTCCATCTTAACGAGGACCTTTTGAGAAGTCGCTCGATAATAGAGATAGTCAATTTCATTATCACCAAAAAATAACTTCATACGATCGCGTAAGAAGTCACCATAGAAACCCCCTTGTGATCTCTTAGAAGTTACAGTACTACTAAGAGAAAAGGGTCTATCCTCAGGTGAGTTAAAATCTTTTAAAACAATATCAGATATCTTTTTTGATTTTTCTAATATTAAATTAAGGATATAAGGATCATGTGTGCCTTTATATTGGCCACCTTGCATAGCTTTCTTATGCTTTTCGTCAAATAGGCCCTGTTTCCTCTTCGAAAGAGGAAGACCTGCACGTTTGACGTCCATAAGAGCATAAGCAAGAGCAAGATGATCAGAGGAAAAGTTTCTCACTCCAATACGAAGGTGTCTAAAATATCGACCAGGAAGAAGAAAACCCGGCTTTTCACCCTTAGGCAAGGGGATAATCGGGGGAAACTCTTCCTGTTGAGCTATAAGACAAAAAAGAAAACTAGATTGATATTTATAGTAATCTTCGGCAACATCAAAAAGTGATGCTAAAAACCATTTCCCTAGAAGCATCAACCATACTTTCGTATCTACTTGTACTCCTGTATGAGTAAACCAAGTATCCAAAATTCCTCTGGTAATACGGTTAGCGCTTTTAACAGCTCTAACTAAATTACACGAAATGAAATTTTGATAATAATTTATCAATTGATCATCGGAAGTTTTGGTGGTTGGATCCAAAGAAAGTTGTCTTAACTCCGTTTCCAGGAGATTAAGGGAATTCACGAGGTGGTTTGGAGGTGGGATCGTCCATAAATGGATACCCCCAATCGATTCAGATACCATAGTCGATATCTGAGTTGACCAACACGAGAGAGTGTTATCCCAGTCAATGTCTCCATTGACAGTTCTTATAAGGGTATAACGGATCTCTACTATCCTCAAATTTGCAAGACAAGACTTGATCGTCTTGTAGTCTTTTGGCCTTGTATTAAAATCG